TCGTACCCCGGTTTGTTGTAGAACTCCAACAGCTCAAGGTTCTTCTCGCGCGTACCTTTCGGCTCGAATGCATCTATCAGCCCTGCTGTGGCCGATGAAGACGGGTTAAAGTCTACGTCTGTCGCCGTGACTAACTTGTCTCCCAACACAAACGACTCCATAGTATCGTCAGCCCAACCGAATTGGCGATGCGCCTCATCTGCTGTAGTCGTGCGTTGTAGTTCGTCTACCCATTTTGTTGTATATGTCATTAGTTTATCTAGTGCCTTCCCATGTGCGGTTACGCCTTCCTTAGCCATGCACTTACGAAATTCCTCACGAGAGGTTACTTGTGCAAGTGGTACGTTAAATTGACGTACGCCATCTCTCGGCAAATGCAGACGAAACACCAATGTCTCGCCCAGTTCAATATCGTGTAGACGCCTAGTAATGTAGATGTCGTGGTGATAAACAAGGTCTTCTTCTATATCCCCATCAGCATTGCTACTGCGTAGGAACACGCCCCCCGCTGCGCCACGGAAATAGGGTGCAGGATATTCGGGTATGTCAAATTTTTCAGACTTCTTTACTCCGCCCTTAACAACGGACGCGAGTACTGTCACATCACCATCGGACTCTCGAACACGCCTACCCAGCACAATCGGCGATTTGATCTCGCCTTGTAGTGAGCAGTCTTTACAGACGCCTTCGTTTAACTCGTCAAAGCGTGCGCAAGTATACGGGCCCTTGATCTCATCTAACTTCTTGCGCATAGCTGCTTCGTTGTAGTCGGGGTGTTTGCTAGAAATCTTCTTTGCGGCTACGTCCCCATCTATACAAAACTTTGCAATAGATAACCCCGCACGCCACAGCGGTTCGCTGACCTCAGACTGGTGCGTCGCTATAAACCTTAGCTGCTCACAACCACGCCCTTCAGCGGTCTTCTTTATAATAGTCTTAAAAACATTCTCAGAGTTGTCTGCGTACGCTTCGTAGAGTGCGTCAGTACCTAGATCAAGCGTGGTAACTGGCATCGTAAGCACACCCAGATTGGACGTAAAATCTTCTAACACCACAGGGTCAGGCATAGAAACGCCAAACAGTTCTACGGGTAGGGGTGGGTCACTCTTGCAGTTATAAGTACCGGGGACACGTAGGACTTGCGCAAGGTTAGCAGTGACTACGGGGTCAGCACGAAGGCCGTTATCCACACATGCTTGCTTTAGCCGTTGAGCTTCTACCACCCACTGCTCTGCCGAAACTGCTTCGGTAAGGGGCCAGTACACATGCACCCCGTTTCCGCTGTTGACCATCATAGGTTTAGGCAGGGAAAGCTTCTTGCAGAAAGCACGTAGGGCGTCCACCGCCGCCTTCTGCGTAGGGTACTCTTTCAACGAGCCAACATCCAAGTCGAGAAATAGAGACTTCAACTCGTACGCGTTCTGGGCTTTTCGCCCTGCATTCTTGGTCGGCTCTTTAAATGTACTAAGAGCGAAGTATGTGTTTAATCCTTCCGCAGCATACTTGTTGGCCGCGCGTTCTACCTCTTCAAGAGTATCGTAGAACTCCTGTATACGGGTATCGTCTTTAGAGGCGAACACGCAGTAGTGGCCTTCACTACTCAGTACCCCCCTTAAAAATTCTAATGTTTTCATTGTTGCTGCTCCAAAGTGTGCCGTGGTGGGTAGAAAGGACACGAAATCCCACCACGGCAATCTACCGTTAACTAACGACTACCTGTTAAGTTAGTCGTCCCAATCGTCAACGATAGATGAAAGGTCCGCCTCTTCAGTAGAGGGAGCAGCCTCTTTCTTCTTGGCGACCTTTTTCGGTGTAGGCACTTCGTCTACTTCAGCAGGGGCAGACTCAACTACATCCCCAAATATAGCAGACGGGTCATCCTCGTCGAGAGAAAAACCTTCTTGCGTATCAAACGGAGAATGTTGTTTCTTCACCGCTAGAGCTATAACCTGCACAGCTTTTATCCGTAGTGATACACCATGAGAAGTCATGTTGTACGGTACAAGAGCCACTGCTATATTTACAGTACTGCCATGCGTGAGTTCAAAGTCAGAGGGTAGTTTTCTGTTCTTTGAGTCAACGTGTAGGGGCTTATCGGTAACCGTACCAGAGTACTGACCCTTTAGTTGAGCAGAGCCAATGTACATACCATCTGCATCCCTTTCAAACACTTCGGTATGCTTCGGCATTTCAGGCCAGCTTGATTGGGCTGCTTCCTTGTATGCAGCTTTCATGGCGTTATACAATTCTTTTGCCTGTGCATCGTTCATACGAAACTTCGTATCGTACTTTGCATTCTCTTCGGTAGGACCACAAGGCACTGTCTTTCCGTTAGGAAGAACGCTCCTATCAAATTTATAGGTCTGATTAAGACGCGGGTAATGAGCTTCGACGCCTTTGATTAGCATTGGTTTGGCTGCTGCCATTAGTCTTCTCCTTTGTTATATTCAAAACCGCTTACTTCTGTAAACGGAGAGTTGTCCCTTGCGGTTTCTAATTGAACCGTCATGGTCTGTAACGCAGCCATGCTTGCCGCACGGCTACCTTTCTGTTCGAGCGCCTTCTTGAGTTCTTGTTCGTTGAGCGCACGGACAGCTTTAAAAAACAGTTTAGGTGTTTCAGACCCCTCATCAAAACGTACCTGTGTAACCACCGATAGTGATGAAGCTTTATGCCTATGTAGGTACTTAGAGTAGCCTTGCATAGCCATATCACCTTTTTGATCTTTGCCAAAAATAGATGTAGCGGGGATACGCATCTGATAAACTGTATCCATCTGCCCTTCCAATACGACCGCCAGACGTTGCGAATACCTGCAAGCGCGGCCCCCACCGCTGCTTGAACCTTTGATGTTATGTTGGCAGTCCATACAGCGAGTAGCTTGCTTTTGGTCTGTCGGAACATCATTGGATGGTATCTGCGTATCTGGTGACCAACATGTCGGGGCAGATGGGTTTGCTGGATCGTACATACCTTCATAGTAAGTACGGGCCAGCTTTGCGGCGTTTACTATAATTACATTCAATGGACCATCACTTACGTTGACGTACTCGCCGTCAACGGATTGGCGAAAACGCCTACCCCCCAAGGTGATTTGGTTTAAACCAGACCCATCAATATAGTTATTGTCAACCGCCGTAACTGGCATTAGTTTTTCCGCTTCTTCGGTTTCTTAGCATTGGTCACCGAAGCCTCTACCTCGTCGAGCCTAAATCTGTAGACTTCTCCGATTTTGATGTAGCTGCTTTCAGGTATTAGTCCCTTACGCATCCAAGTACGGATGGTTGTTACAGATACTCTGAAGTACCCTGCAACTTCCCTAATGTTCGAGTAAGGTGTTTCAGTGGTAAGCATTTCATTTTTTCCTTACAGAGATAACGTACTCCGAATCCACATTTAGCCCCGCAGGTAGCAAGTCAGGGTTCTCTTCTATGAATTGACGTACATTGGTTTGGTTGAGACGCTTTTCAAAAAAGTCAGGAAGGTTGTGGTCCATAATAAACGAGTGCATAGACTCCCAGTCACTTGTCCAGTACCGCTGCTTAACAGTACGATAGAACAAACCTGATCCCGTACGCACGCTGTCTACTCCTTGATCTTTGCAGTAGTCCAGCAAAGCTCTTTTGATTTTGTCTTGCTGTTCAGAAAGAACACCATCTTCTTCTTTGAACTTGGCCGATACTTGTGTACGCTTTTCGCGTATCTTTGTGTAAGCACTAACAAGTTTTTCAACAGGTATTGTCATAGCTGTTCTCCATTTTATACGCGCATTACTGACATATAGTGTCTTATACTGTCTTATGGTGACTAGTCAAGCACTTCGTTGTATAAATCTATCATAGCTGTATGTATGTTAATACGCTCGTCCAACATGCGATAAATTCGTTTCTCCGCAGGAGACCCAGCTAATTGTATTATAGTACATTTATGCTTCTGACCTGCGCGATGAATACGTGCGTTGGCTTGTGCGTAGGTCTCAAGGGAAGACGTTGGTCCCCACCATACGATTGTGTTAGCCGCCGTAAGCGTTACGCCATGCGCCGCTGATTGTGGCTGGATGACCAGCACTCTCGGATCAGGGTCGCTTTGGAACCTACGAAAAATATCAGTACGTTTAGATGCAGAGACATCTCCTCGTATGACCTCGGTAGTAACGCCGTCTTTTCGCAGCTTGCTTGTCAACATATCTATCGTGTGCCTAAACGGAACAAACACTAAAACCTTTTGACTGCTCTCGTCGATTGTTTCTTTAAGGACTTTGTATCGGTTTTTAATATCGAACTCTACCGAATCACCGTCGTCGGTGTAAACTGCCCCCGCGCTGATCTGAAGTAGCTTGTTCATACTGATTGCAGCGTTAGCGGCTGTTACAGACTCGCCAGCTACTTCCATAATCATCTTCTTGCGAAGGGTATCATAATACTTCTTCTGCTGTGCGGTCATCTCGACAAAGCGTTTGGTGTAGACCATATCAGGCAGGTCTAAGCATTCGTCTTTGGTAAACCTGATCGCAGGTTGCAACGCTCGGAACACCGTATCCTTGGAGTTTTCTTTTGGTTTGTAGCTAAATTGAGTTACCTTCCACATTACCATATCACGCCATGATCCAAAGAACCTCGGCACCGCCATAGGGTTTACCAACTTGGCTAGTCCATAAGCATCAACTGGACTTTGTGCGGCGGGAGTACCCGTCATCATCCATAACCAATCGTCCTCGCCGATTAGTTTGTTCAGTGTCTTCCATCGTTTAGTCTGCGCGTTTTTGTAGTGGGTTGCTTCGTCAACAATAAACAGATCAAAACCACCCTTAGCAATCTCTTCGCTAACGACTTCGACACCATCATAGTTAATAATTACAAACTCTGCCCCGCTGTTGATGATCTTCTTACGCTTCTCTTTGCTACCGTGAGCAACATCTACCGTGCGGTGCATGGCAAAAGAAAACAAGTCTGCACGCCATGCGCTATCCATTATAGATAGCGGGCAGATTACTAACGCACGTTTAATCTTACCTTGAGACATAAGATAGTCTGCCGCCCAGATAGCCGATGCGGTTTTGCCTGTACCCTGCTCGTTAAAGCAGAACGACTTCTTGTTCATAGTCATAAAAGACGAGGTGTCTTTCTGATGATCGAAGGGTCTATACTGTCCCGGCCAACTGTATCGTTTAGTTATAGGTGACGGTACGTTTATATTTAACCCTCGTAGGGTATGAGCTTCTTCTAAGCCCCAGTTAACGACGACTTTGTTCATTGGTAATTCCTTACTTTTAGGGATTACTGCTGTGATCTGTTTAGGGTTACGAACCTTCAGCAGTATTGCTTTATCCCGTAGAATCTTCATGTTGTTCTCCGTAGTAGTGAGTCACTACTTTTTTTTCTTTGGGCTACTTATAGCACCGCCAGCCGCGCGGTTTTTCTTTTTGCTTTGGACGGATACACCATCCTTGTTAGTCCCACCTTTACTTAGCGGTTTCTTGTGAGCGATATCCTTGCCTTCCCGCTTGTCGGCTTTGCCATTCTTGTTGGCATCTTTGCCTGTCTTATCCATTTTGCGCCTAGCTTTCTGGCGTTCCATGCGATTTTTGTGTTCGCCACGTTCTACCTGTTGGTCGTACTCTTTCTTGTACGGGCGTTTCTTGTTTTTGTATGGCATCAGCTTGCTCCGTTATGAGGACATTCAATTACTTGGCAGTGGCGTCTGCAAAGTCCTGACGGGCGGGGGTTCCACACATCTACTTCAAACGCTTTCTCTAGTTTAGCATAGTTCGACAACCATTTGCTCCAAAGAACTTGCTGTAAGTCAATTTCATATTCTGCTTTGACAAGGCTCTTAGCTATTACAAAGAGTAGCCCTGCTTTTAGATTAGTAACCTTTGGGTAATGCTTAAATATTGTAAGTGCCATCAACTCAAGCTGTCCCTTGTCGGCGTACTTGGCAGACTTTCCTGTCTTGTAGTCTATGATCCAACCCGTACCAGTATCCTCGTCTATGATTGCAAGGTCAACAATACCTCGAAACCAAACATCTTTGGCAAAGAAGCTGCACGGTTCTAGGTCAGCGGTCAACCCTAGCTTCTGCTCGACGATCTTCTTACCTTTCTTACGGTTCAAAGAATCGAGTGTCGGCTTTATGAAACCAAACTTAGCAGGGATAGGCGTGCCCTCACCTATGTATTTCTCACACGCCTTGTGAAAATCACTACCATAGCGCATGGCCTCAGTCGGTCTAAACGGATACTGCTTGAGTACCTTTTCGTGGTAGAATTGTTTAGGGCATTGCTCGAATGCTTTGATCCGACTGAATGACCATGGCCCTGCTTTACTCATTTTCTACTGCCCAACAATGCTTATTGACGAGTCGAGAATATCTACTGCAGCGGTTAGTTCTTCAATAGACGCACCGATCATAGCTAGGAGAACCCGATCAGGCCCGAGGCCGGTCTCGCGACACACCTCCTCCATAACTTTTATACGGCTAACAGTGCTCTCAAACAACGCTGTGTCTATGTATTTTCTACGCCTATTTATCATTCACAATCCCCATATGATTTGCCCGTACCGCTCTCGCAATCGACAGGTAGCCCCTCGGCCCAGTCGGGTGTCCACCGCATACAACTCTCCACAAACGCCTGTGCTTCAGCGACTTCGGCGTCGGGAACACAGCACACAATCGAATCGTGAACAGTCAATACCACTTGGTATTTCTTACTTATACTTAGCATTTGTTCGCCTATAATACAACGTGCTATGGCTTGGCATACATTCTCTATGACTTTGCCGCCGTATATTTTGGTGCGTCCTCTACGAGTTTTGTAGCTATACTCCAAACCTTTTTCGGCTTGCTCCCCGTATAACTCATCGTAGAAAATTCTTAGGCCGCTCGGCACAATCAGTGCTTGGTTAGCGGCGTCTACTTGGATGATACCTTTACGCCCGAACTTAACTGCCCGGTTACTGGCAAGCTTCTGCACCATGTAGTTCGCATCGCGCCATCCTTGACTAATTTTATAATTCGCATCCCGGTATATGTCTATGATCCGACGAGCTTCATCAGTTGATACCTCATACCCAAACGTCTTTAACTGCACGCCAAACTTCTCGGCACCCATGCCATACCCAGCACCGAGGATCGTAGTCTTCCCAACGAACCGCTGATCTTTTGTAACGTTTTCTTCTTTGCAACCGTAGATACGTGCCGCCATCTTTATGTATACATCTTCCCCTCTGGCAAATGCAGAGGTCAGGTCATCCTGTCCCGTGAACCACGCTAAGACCCTTGCTTCGATCTGTGAGCTATCGGCTTCGACAACTGTGTGTCCTTCGGGAGCAACGATAGCCTTCTTTAATTTCTTCCCGTTCTTCCCACGGCTTGGAAGGTTTTGTAAGTTGATCTTGTCGGACCCACCCCAACGACCTGTGTGTGCGGCGTAGTATCTAACTGGGACCGGAAGCAGGCCACGTTTATATATGCCTATAAACCTCTCTGTGCGTGTCTCCTCTAAGGTACTTTTGCTACCCAAACGTGCCGCTACTAGAGATTGGACCCTGTCATCCTCGTGTTCTTGCAGTGCTTTAAAGTCCTCGTCTGACTTTGCAAAGGCGTAAGTATCCTTGCCTGTGGTGGGGCTTACCTTCATAGGAGGTTCTACACCTAGCCCTCTCAGCATGTCAGCAAACTTTATATTAGACATAAGGTCTTTCTTGTCCTCTATCCCAGCGTCCACCAACAACTTGTGCTTGCGGTCACGGGTGTCCTCAAGGTGCTGCTCCAACAACCCAAGGTCTAGATCCAAGACAGGGTTGATGAACATGCGTAATGTAAGGTCGATTATCTTTAACTCTTGACGGGGGAACTTACCGCCCATCATCCTAAACAACTTGTATGTCAACTCTACATCGTTCTTGGCATACTCACCGTACTTAGCCGCCTCTTCCACAGTGAAATCGGCACGGTGCTTGCCTTTAGCATTGTTTACTTCGTTGCCTTTAACGCCGACACCGTACCGTTCTGCTGTAGCTTTTAGAGACACGCTTGTTTCTACGCCGTGTAACGCACGGGCCATGCACATAGTATCAAACCATACTTTCGGATTAACCCCGTAACGCCAACTCAGTATAGCACCATCGAACATCGTATTGTGACATAGGATGGCGCTACTAGAGAAGTCTATGTGTGATAGCAGACGCTTTATTAACGCTGGATCGTTAACGTACTTAGTAGACCTATCGTTCTTCTTGATCGCAAGACCGATTACTTCAAAGCGCGGATCACGTACATATTCTTCGGTCGTGACCTTGGACAACGAATATTTCTGGTCGTAGTACGTCTCGAAATCTAGCGTGTATACGTCCATTACTTGCTCGCTATCTCACCACCACAGGCCATGTAACCTGCGGCATCAATCCAGTTATCCATATTATTTGCGTTGGATTTTATACGCGCCACCTTTAGTAGCGTCATCATAACAGAGACATCGGTAGCACTTACTTCAGTGCCTAGATGGACAGACCAATACTCACTTATCGTTTGGAAATTACTTTCCATATCACCGTGATCAGAGGCCCGATCTTTCGTGACATAATCCTTGGCGGTGTCCAAGATGTCACCGCGTGATTTCCAGCTACGCGTTGTCCACGTACCCACTGGGTTTAAATCCGCATCCAATACTTCTTTTGGTGTGCTGATCTTGCTCATTAGCTTATGCACGTAGTTATAAGACGCTCCAGTAGCCGTTGCGACTTCCCGCGTTGTGGCCTGTGGATGCTTGACTTTATACGCCCAGACCTTGTCAGCTTTTTTCTTCTTAACCATGTTACTCTCCATTATATGTTAATGCCTTGTTCCCGCAGTTTTGCGGTAAACTCTCGTAGCTCTCTCCTTGCACGATACAAGTCTTGCTGTACGTCAGGATGTTGGTTGACGCGATTAACTTCGCGCTCGTACTTATCTGTCTCCTGTTTTAGAAACCGATACTCTGCTTTTTGCGCAGGGTTTAATGCTTCATCACCCATTAGGTCTTGCCTTCGGACGCAATGTTTTGCTTATTACATCTGAACTTTCGCATGATATGTGAATGTCTCGTGGGCTGTCATAGATTATTTCTAATGCTTCTGACCTGAGAACCCTCTCACATTTAGCGTAGCTCTCAAACCAAATCTCGCTGACGACATCGTTACCTTGAAGCGGGTAGTAGATTAGCAGTGCAGTGAAAAGTTCCATCCTACCCCCGCTGTTCTTTAAAAACTTTTCTGAACACCTCGTTCAGCATGTCTTCTATATTGCGTTCACCCATCTTCTTCTCCCTTGTTATGTTTCTTGCGTAGGCAAGCTGTATCTTGACTTCGCTTTGCTTACTACATTTTGACTAATGCCTAATATGCTTGCGATTGTTATTTGGGTCATATCGTTTTTCAACATTCTGTTGATTATCTTAACTCGCTCTGGCATTGCCTTTCTCTTCTCTAATCTCACCGCACCTTTTTTGGCGTTCTTATATTGAGCGTCTACTATTTTCTTATTAGCGAACAACACACAGTTCTTATTGACTGCATCCTTTTTGTTTTGCTTGAGCCAAGCCAAACGATACGCACCTTGATAGGTGTCTACGTGCGGTATCTTTAAAGACCTACTCCGCCTAAGCTGTTCCATGCTAACCAATCCTCCACTTCAGTAATGTTATCTTCGTTTATGACCATAGCTTCGCCACCCGAACGGCTGATGTCCTGCAAGTTCTTTTCCTGCAATGCTGTAGGTTTGTTCTTCCCAGCTTTACATTCGATACCAATAAATCGCCCACCATGGCACGCTACTATGTCAGGCACCCCACTATGCCCGTAGCCCCCCGTCACAGGGTAGAAGTAATATGCCCCGTGATCGTTGAGTATGGCAACAACTTTCTTTTTGACTTTGGCTTCGGGTGTCATCTTGTTTATCCTAGTAACTGGTTTCGGTAGGTAAGTAGGGGCGGCGAACCGCCCCCATGGTAGTGACTCACTACCTATTTGTGGTAGACCCAATAAGTATTGCTATCTATCCGGTGACCTACACCCTCAACTGGTTCGGTCGGGGGTGTCCCGTTGGTCATCATCAGTATAGCAATCCTTTCTTGTACCCAATTAGGCGTGCTGGTCATGCTGTCATATAGTCCCAAAGCTGACGCGTCAATAGCTTCCATACCAAAACATAGTATATCTACTCTATTCGTATCAGGATGTATCATAACGCGATAGTGTTTGTTCTCGCACACGCTCAAGTCATTCACCCGCGCAGATAGAATATAGTGTCACTTACTTTGTAGCCGACACCCTCAACATACCCGTCCGCTTGAAGCATACTTAGCACCGACATCTTACCTGCCAGCTCGTCGGGCAGACTATGTTGGTCGTACACAGACATCTCGTCAGGTCCGGGGTCAAACGCAAAAGCCATGTTCGCATCTACATCAGTAAGCACGCGGAACACCTGCCTACCTGTTGGTGATATAGACGCCTCAACAAACGTGAATGTGTTTTTGTTAGCGTCACGGGCCATTGCAAGTTCTTTTACCCCGCCAACTATCTTTGCTATCTTATCGCCAAGGTCTTTGTCTAAGAACTCATAGCCCGAATCCACCATGTGCTTTAGTTCACGCTGCAACGCATTCGGCGTCGGTGGGGAGTATGTGCCTGTGTCAAACAAGTTGTTGGTCATCTCCCGCCTTACGTCCCCTACACTATCCCGTATTTTAGACACCACGATTGCTGCCGCAGTGCCACAGTCCCGTAAGGATAGTTTGACAGTCTGCTTTATAGACAACGGTCGTAAGTATTGCAGGGCGTTCTTGACCGCCTTGTCTCTCTTCAACGCCAGACACATGCTCTGTTGCTCGCCACCATTATACTTCATGTTTTTTATGTTTGGTGACCACACAGCGTAACGATCTTCTCCGTCACTTGTATTTTGGAAGTCACCATAACCAATCATACCCACAGCGTAGTTGTCGCCTTTACGGTACACCCACAACCGATTGCTATGTTTACATACAGAGACACTGAACCCCTTCATCTCTTGCATTAGCTTGTCAGCGAAATCCAATAGACCGAAAGGCTGTCGCTCATCTTGTGGTTCACGTAGGTTAATTACTTGTTCTATGCGTTTCATATTGTTCTCCAGTTTGCGTAGTGAGTCACTACTGTTTCATAAATCCTGCGTTGTTATTCACGAACGAGTTGTATCTCGAACGCACGCGGTTCACGTCTTCTTTTGTCTCTACTTCTTTTACTGCGTACGACTTGTTCCAGTTGTTGTATTCGTTTTGACATTGCGCCGCAAAGTAGACCCAGTACTGTAATCGCATTGGGTGGTTCTCATCCGCTAGGATTTCACGAGACCACTCAGGGTTCCATGCTTCATATGCCGTAAGCGGGTGGAAGTGTTTACGCAGTTCGTCTGTACGCTCCATGATATAGTCTCGTTCTAGTGGTATTAACGGACTCATAGTCATGCCCCATTCAAAGAACTTTTTAATTGCGTCGCGGTACTTAGCCTTCAACGCCTTGTCCACGCGTGGGTTTTGCGGTGGCTTTCCCCCAGTTGTTTTATCATGCACCCATTTGTTATCGACGTAATGGAACAGCAGTGCCGCGTTGTCATCTGTACGTTTACGCCAAAGCCTCATTTTGTGTGCGGACGCGAAGTCCTTTTCATGGGCATACTCTTGAGCAGTTACTGTCTTGCCCTTAGCTAGGAATAACTTAGGCTCATTGTCATAGCCTACGGTGATGTAATGGCGACTAGATGCTCGGACAAACTGCAAACCTCTTGGCACATACCTTTCGAGGAAACTGTAGCGAGACGGTTCACACCCATGGTCTGGCCCTGTCATGTTCCTGATTTGCACGCTGAAGCTACCGTCCATGTATCGACGCCATACAATCGGCGCGTAGTACTGCATCTTGCCAAGGGTGGATTTGCTATAGTAGCTGAACATAGGATCGCCACGATGGTGACCATCGCTCAATGCGTAGCAGTTTCGGCTTATCTTTACGATACGCTCCCATTTACGACTGCGATCACCAATAGGTCTGATGTTACGAGATGTCCCATACCCGTGCAGGTTCTCTGCGCAACTTCGCTCGTTGATAGGCTTGATGCTTTCGTAGTGAGTCACTACCGACTCAAACGAAGTGTGGTTTGTGAATGTTAGTACCATCTTACATGTCCCTTGATTTAATATGTACTGTCTTGCCACAGTCTGCTGTAGCCCTGTTGTTATCCATTACGCACCACAGCACAGGCATAGTCCACTGACCCCAGCCACCGAATAGATAGCCATCTGTCAGCACGATACATGCTTGCGCGTTGATGTTCTCATCCCGAATGTAATCGGTAACGCATGTCACATCAGTGCCACCACCACCCGCTGGTTTGGTTGACTGTACGAGTGTATCGAGATCGTGCATTTCATACGTCTCGTCACGACATATCTCCGTGTCCCAATACAACAGGCGTACCCGTTCGGGATGTACCGTGTCGCATATCTCTTTGACCTCGGAGAGGAACGCAGAGAGTTCACGCTGTCCGATTGATCCAGACGTATCGATAGCCACGATCAACTCACCAACTTGCTCGGTCACACCGCTTGGCATGTACATACCACTCGACAGGTATCTGCGATTAGGTCTGCGATAAGTAGAGTAGTCGCTACCTGTGCAAGTGTTCTGCACAAACTCACGTAATGCTTCACGCCAGTTGACTTGCGGCTGTAGTAGTTCGGCTAGGTCACGGTCACCACCACTGCCCATCTTGCCAGCAACCAATGCACCTTGGCGTATTGCCTCGTCGATCTCTCGTGCAAGGTCGCGTTGTTCCTCGGCGGTCAGTTCTTGTGCGCCTTCCCAGTCATGGGTATCGAATGGATTTTGTCCATCAGGTAGTGAACCACTACCACCTTGCCTGCCACCGTCGCCATCTTGGTCATCACGCAGAGAGTTGTATACCTGCGCACTGTCCATGCCAGTATACTTAGGATCATAGCATCCCTTCTCCAACGCGCCTGTCATAGTGGCGAAGCCATCGGAGTTATCATCTACGAGCTTGACGTTGATGACATAGTCACACGCTATGTTTGCAAGGTGTCCGTCCTCGTCATATAGGTGACGCCATGTGGTTAGGTGTCGGAACAGCTTGTGATACACCTCGTGCAACACCAAGAACCTAAGCTCGGCATCGTTGAGTTGTGTTACAAACTCACGTCCATACATTTCGTCACGTCCATTGGTACACGCGGTCGGGACACTTGGGTCATCCACCACGTTACGATCACCAATCATCAGCACCCCTGCGAGTGCTGTGTACTTCGGGTTACCCATGATGGAGACAACGGCTTTGGTTAGCCGCTGTTCCTCTGTTAGCTGATTTAACATTAGCATTGTTATTCTCCTTGTTTCTTATTCTTTGGCTTAGTAGCCCTGTTGCTTTTCAACGCACGTCTCGCGGCGCGGTTGACGGGTTTCATTTCAGAAGTGTCTTGCTTCTTGCGAGGAGGGGTTAGCCGATGCCCGTGCGTATTGTTTATAGTACCCATGATGATCTCCTTATTTCTTATCTGCTGTGTACAGATGGTTGTTCTGCATAGCCCACGCTGTGAACTTCTTGTTGGTCATCACCATCGCTTGCTTGCTGTACTTGGGTGAGCGTACACCGTTAGCGAACATAGCCTGTGCCTCGGTGTCGAGACGCGGTAAGTAATCCATCCAAGCGTCGAGCCAGTCTTTCTCCAACGCGGCCAGAGTTCTATACACAACCATACACACGGCGGCGGCGCTGCCGGGAACCTTGGCATTCTTCGGATCATCCTTGACCGATTGCAAGCTGGGTAGCTGGTCGGATAATGACACAAACGCCATCAAGTCCATCGCACCACGATCACCAATCGTACCCATCAGGGCGGCGGTCAGTGTTACATCGTCGAAGTGTTCCCGTGTTTTGAGTACATCAGACGCCGCTTCGAGTGAACGTGGAGTAACAAACGCAGTGCGTTGCTGCTTGGGGTGAAAGATGTATGGGTTCTCGTCGGGGTCTTTCACATCCTCGAACGATGCCATCAGGTGTGGGTTGTCTTTGACCCAACCAAGTAGGGTGTGATCGACATCGTTGTTGATACCCCATTCGATCCAATCCATGTGGTTGGTCTTGCGTATCTGCACCACAGTCATACGGTTGCGTGCGTGCGGCGGTATCATGTCACCCACACCCTCTGAACCTTTGTTGGTCGTGGCAAAGACAATGCTGTCAGGGTGTAGTGAGTAACTACCCACTTTACGCTCCAACATCAGACGCAACATCGCGTTCTTCACAGCGGGGTTCGCCTTGCCATACTCGTCGAGCATCAGGATGATCGGCCCATCTATATGCAGACCGAGTTCTTCGTGTGGGATCATACGCACACAGCCATCCGTTTCGATAGACTGCATCGACGGGATCATAATGTCACCGAGGTCTTTAGTCGTGCCATCAAAGTATATGGGTCGATGGGTCGGCAGTTGTTCGGCCAAGGTGTTGATCATGGATGACTTGCCGTTACCCATATCACCCTGTGCTAGTATGGTACGTTTGCTACCCACCGCTTTGATAAGATCGACGCATTGATCTAGGTTCAGTGCGTACATTGCTTGTGCTTGATTAGTCATTTTGTTGTCCTCCAAGACAGTTTATATATCCAATGATGGTAGTGATTTGATCGCGGCATCTACTGCCGCTTTGGTTTCGGCGCGGAAGTATTCATCCTCACGCAGTGCATCAGGTGTCACGCCAGACATTGCCTCTTCGAGACTGTTCGCCATTGCTGACATCTGCGTTGACTGTGTCACGTTACACACACGGAGAAGTTCTATCATGTCGTTGACGTTGCCAACCAAGCTGTCGCGGAACACTTTCTTGTCCTCTTTGCTACCGTAGTCGAGACGCTCTGACATGCTGGTCAGTGACTTGTGCAAACGTGTCCACACATCATTCATCGCGGTGTTGTACTGCTTGGCGTAGAACTCGCTGTACTTCTCTTGCACCTCGGCTAGTGCATCGTTGCCGATATCCACACGGAAGTCGCCAGAGTCAGGCAGGGGCATGTAGTTGATGCCGACAGAGAACTTACGCTCTACCTGTACGTGGTCAGGATAGTCATCACGTGAAAACAAGTCTCCAAGTATGATCTGAACGTCGATCACGGCATCGTTGTACCTGTCCAAGAACCCCTGCACGAGACGCCAGAACTCGTTGACCATCTCAGACATGGCTTGGCTGTACTTGAAGTACTGCGCTGTCGGTAACAGGCGAAGACCTGAGTTTGACCACGGCATTGTCATAGCCGCGTGCGTGGCACGAATTGCTGATACGTGAGTTTGTATCGCCTTGAGATCGTCGTTGTTGGCAAGCAACTTCTTGTTGACGTTCGCCACACCTTTAGAGGCGTAGTTCTGTGAGGTGACATCGGCAGAGGCACGCTTGTCTTTCTTGCGCCCAACCCAGTGAGAGATGTTGACCTCGACGAGCATCGCGGATGATGCAAGTGTTGGTGCTTGGGTTTGCGGTAGTGGGTCACTACCTTGGATTGCGTTCATCATATTCATAGTTCTGCTCCTACATTGAATACTTGTTGAGACCCTTGAGGTCGTTGGGATTGGTGACGAGTGTTGCACCTTGCTTGTGGGCAATCGGCGCAATGCACCAGCTTGACCGAACTTGTTGGGCGCGGAAGTCGCCGCAGTCTAGGCAGAAGTTGTAGCCCAGTTGACGACGACGATGGTCGTACTGTTCGCCGCATGAACGACAGGTGACAGTCTTTAGTGCCATGGTCTTGTTCTCCATTGTTTGCGTAGTGACTCACTACTGGTTTGCTTAGTCGCGCTTGGAGCGCGGTACGTTGCTCGTTTCGTGACAACATATATTATAATACCATATAGGGTATCAAATGTCAAGTTTTCTGACATATAGTATAAAGTCCTGACCTATGGTGACGTATCGTATAAGTTATGTAGGTAAGCTACTGAAATGTAAGGGAAGTTCCTAATGTTCCGTAATGTTCCACGTAAGTAGTTGAAATGTAAGTAAAGTTCCAATGTTCCTTTGATCTGGCATAAGGTGGGGGGTAAATGAGGTTATGTGTACGTTGGTGTTATTAGCATGTAGAGGGGGTCGCGTGGGGGGTGTTATTTTTATTAATGGAACATTAGGAACATTAGGAACATTATAATAAAAACAATACTTTGAAGACCCCCCTTATGGAACTTCTTGCGGGACATTAGGAACTTTATATGGAACATTATAAAAAGGTAGTGACTCACTACTACTTGCCGTGTGATGCGCAGAGCTGCTTACATAACTGGTTTCATTAGCGTAGTGAGTCACTACCCTTTGTACTGTTCCGTACCACGACATCTCTACACGCGTGGCTGGCATGACGCGCAGAGCTGCTCCGAGAACTGGCTTCAATAGGGTAGTGAGTCACTACCAAAAGCAAGACACAAAAAAAGCCCCGAAACCCGAAGGCTCCGAGGCGGTGTATTAAATAAAAAGTGCAATGAGTATCCAACAGCCTATTGTAGCGGCTGTCGCAAGGTAAAGCAGTACTGCTCTGGTAATACCTACTGCTTCGATATCTTGAAGTATGATTTGTTTAATGAGGCTAATTGTTTTCATGTGTCCATTCCAATTAAGTGTTGCGGTTGAGGCGGCTTGCGCCGCCTCGTTACCTTATCCGATCGACTTGATCATCATGTTGAGTGCTTCAACCATGGCACCAACATCCATCTTGGATTCGAACGTATCAGACTTTTGCATACGTTTGATTGCATCGTTGAGCAATTCGCGTACCTTGGTTTCGGCCGATACCGTTCTGGCATCTGGCCCAGTCTTGCCTGACGCGACTTCCGAGGCGATGTCTTCACGGCGTTTGAGTTGCGTCTTGATGTCGCCGATAACCGCGTTAGCCTGACGCATCCAATACGCTCTTGACTGGCCGTTAACAGTCTTGTCGCCGCATACCTTGGCAGACATAGCCATCATATCTTGCGCACCTTTTGGCAAGCCTGAGTTGATAGTATCTTTCAAGAACGCCCAGCCTTCATCTGTGGCCTCGCTCCCCTCAGACTTAGGCGATATGCAATGAGTGCTGGCCCAACCTGCGCTACGCAATGTATCAGTACGTTTGATACGTGCCAGATCAGTCTTAACTGTAGAAGTTGACCAATCGCGAATTGTTGTTTCGATCTCAGTGTTGATAGTCGCAATGTTTACTTGTGTCATGTTGTGTCCTTTCAAAGACGTTATCAATTGGTGCATGATTGCCCGTTTGATGTAACCAGTATACGTGTTTTGGTGTGTTGTGTCTCGTTATCAGGTGTCGCTAGCTATCAAATGGTAGTGAGTCACTACTTTTCTGACGTATGGCGACCCCCACGTACCCCCAACCCCCCTGCATAGCGACACGTCTCGCACTTCTATATAATAAAGATCTGCGCAAACTTTTTCGTTTTCCCCAAATATGGAACATCGCCTTACTTCGAGGAAGAGTAGTGGTTCATGGGGTTTGGTAATAACAACCTAATGTAATCAATAGCTTAGCTACCCCCCACCCTTTTTCGGCACGTTAAGCTACCCCCACCCCCCACTTTAAAAAACGTCAATATGAGTCCCAGATTGAAAAGACTGCAAAAATTTTTTATACTCAAACGAAACAGGGGTGGGTAAAATGGCGATACATATAGAACCGGAACTTAAAGTGCCGATGCGTGATGCACCAAAGATGGGTGACCTAGCGGTCAAGGCTGCGGCTGCTGCAAAGACTGCGGAGTACCTGCACGCTAATGGTTTGGAGATCAAAGCGAACAACGGGGACAAAGATACAGCGGCTGCGCTGGCCGTGGCATACGCGGAGAATCCTGATAAGGTTTCTAAGGCTGCTACTCCGAAACGGGTGGCGAACCTGACTCCAGCTACCCTGCTTATGACGGATAGGATACTCAAGGACTTTGGGCATTCGGTAGTGAAGAGCGCGGTACAGGTACGTTACCTAGTAACGAACAAACTGATTGAAGAGACGGAGAACCCTGACCCGCGTATCCGCATACGTGCCTTGGAGCTGCTCGGTAAGATTAGCGACGTAGGGCTGTTTGCAGAAAAGTCTGAGGTGACAATCACCCACCAGACAACAGGTGACTTAAAAGATAAACTACGTGAAAAGCTGTCACGGTTGGTAAACCCAGAAGCCGAGGATGCCATAATGATGGAAGGTGAGGTCATCGACGTAGACAAAGAGCTAGGGCTAGGCGATGACTAACACCGCTCCGCTAGCTGACCTAGCTACAGAAATGGACTTCTCCCCTGCTGAGATACAGCACATGCTAGACAACCTAGATTCGTTTAGCTCCGAAGAGCTGGAGGAGATGGATAAGATTGTAGGGGAACTCTCTGCTCGAAAAAACAATCAGTCAGCGCATGACGATCTTATAGAGTTCTGTAAGAGGATGCAGCCAGACTACAAAGTGGGTAGACACCACAGAATACTAGCAGACCAGCTCATGGCGCTGGAGGATGGTTCTAAGGACCGTGTGTGTGTCAACATACCTCCACGCCACGGTAAGTCGCAGCTAGTGTCGATCATGTACCCAGCGTGGTTCTTAGGCAGGAACCCGAACAAGAAGGTAATGATGGTGTCACACACCACAGACCTTGCGGTGGATTTCGGGCGGAAGGTTCGTAACTTAATCTCCGTTGATGCGTACAAAGATATATTCCCAGAAGTCTCGTTGGCGATTGACTCAAAGTCTGCGGGGCGGTGGAACACGAACTTCGGGGGTGAGTACTTCGCTTGTGGTATCGGCTCTGCGCTTGCTGGCCGTGGTGCTGATCTGCTGCTGGTAGATGACCCTCACTCTGAGCAGGATGTTATCAACGGGAACTTTTCTGTATTCGAGAAAGCATATGAGTGGTTTACCTTCGGCGCTCGTACACGTCTGATGCCCGGTGGCCGTGTGGCTATTGTACAGACTCGCTGGCATATGGACGACCTTACGGGCCGTGTGACTAACGACATGGTAAAGAACCCGATGTCTGATCAGTACGAAATAGTCGAGTTCCCTGCTATTTTGGACACAGAGGACGAGGATGGGAAGCCTATACAGAAGCCCCTGTGGCCTGAGTTCTTTGATCTACCAGCTTTGGAGCGTACTAAGGCGTCAATGCCTGCGTTCCAGTGGAACTCTCAGTACCAGCAGCAGCCTACTTCAGAAGAAGCGTCAATTGTCAAGAGGGAATGGTGGAACATATGGCCGAATGATACCCCACCAGCCGTGGAATACATAATTATGTCCCTAGATGCGGCAGCAGAGAAGCATAACCGTGCCGATTACACTGCACTTACAACGTGGGGCGTGTTCTTTAATGAGAATGAGAACGCACATCACCTTATTCTCATGGATTCTATCAAGAAACGGCTGGAATTTCCTGAGTTAAAGACTCTAGCCATGGAAGAATACAACAAATGGGAGCCAGATTCGTTCATTGTAGAGAAAAAGTCCTCTGGGACGGCTCTATACCAAGAAATGAGGCGTATGGGCCTGCCTGTACAGGAATATACCCCCCATAGAGGCACTGGGGACAAGCTTGCAAGGCTCAATAGCGTGGCTGACATCATTGCGTCGGGTATTGTGTGGGTACCAGCCACTCGTTGGGCAGATGAGCTAGTGGAAGAGGTGGCTGGGTTCCCGTTTATGTCAAACGATGACCTTGTTGACTCTACAGTCATGGCACTTCTACGGTTCAGGCAGGGTGGGTTTATCAGACTCCCGACTGACGAGATGGACGACGAGCCGACGTACCGTCATAAGAGAGAGTACTACTAAAACCTCACTCTGGCATAACTTCAAAACAAAGTATTCTGGTTTTACTGTTAGTTATTAGAACCATCGCCTCGGACTTTGCGGCCTCACAAGCCTTGTCTGTCCTGAACTGTCCTAACTGATAGACATCCACGGCGTTGTTTGAATAGAGAAACCACATTAAGAAAAACATTACCATTTATCCATATATTTACCCAGTGCGAATATTAACGCAGCCATTCCAGACACAGCAAAGAAACAACCCAAGCACATCATCAGCATTTCGATAAGCTCTTCGCGTTCTTTTTGTTTTTGTTTCAAAGCCGCTCTTCTAGCCTTTCTAGCGTCCGCTTGCCAAAGAACCCAGCGATCCCAAGTGCCGGGCGGGCCGTATAATCTACACCAAGACTCTAGTTCTTTTCGCTGTTCTTTTAATTTCTCAAGGGCTTGGAACTCTTCCCAATCCCCTTCGGCCCCGCCCGTAATAGCAGAGATGGGATTATTCTTCTTGCGTTTTACGGCATCCTTAAGCTCGTCCTCAGCGTTGAGAAACTTGCCAACATGGCCCACCATGTCTTTTACTTCGCGCCCGTTCTCAAGGCACTTCTTAATGATTGAGTAGGCGGCGTTAGCCGCTGCTATAGTCTCTAAAACAGCCATTCAACATTATGAACTCTCCCGTATTCAAACCTTTTGCTTTGCATGTAAAACAACTTTATACAAAATAACATTTTGGTTCAACATAGAACTGTGTTATAATAGACTTACAAAGATGACTTATTCATTTTTTGCTCCCCCCAAGAAACTAGGGGTCTTTATGGCCCCGATTTTTCTGATATAGTGGTACTTGAAGCGTGTTACTCCCAAGCGCGTTTCACGGCGGGGTGGGCATCCCACCCAACGGCCTGCCTCGCCACTAGACGCGCAGTAGTATAATCTGCTAATATCATAATGTGTACACAGTTAGGAGACTGTAATGGTGGTTGAGAAGCAAATGGACCCCTCTGATCTTGAGATCGAAGGGGCAAACGCGGAGAAGATCGAAGTAGAGATCGTAAACCCTGAAGCAGTATCCATTGATACAGGTGATGGCGGAGTGATTATTGACTTTGAAGGGGGCGCGTCCGAGGAACTCCTTGGTGATGACCACGATTCTAACCTTGCGGAAACGATAGAAGATGCTGTCCTACAGTCTATGGCATCCGAACTTGTTAGTGATTTTGATTCCGATCGGGAATCTCGACGTGATTGGGCAAGAGCCTACGTCAAAGGTCTAGACTTACTGGGAATGAAGATCGAAGACCGCAGTCAACCATGGCAGGGCGCGTCTGGTGTGTTCCACCCAGTGCTGACCGAAGCTGTTGTACGTTTTCAAGCGCAGGCTATGGGTGAGCTTTTCCCCGCATCTGGCCCTTGCCGTACCAAGATTATGGGTAAAATGACCCCTGAGAAGCTAGATCAAGCTGATCGTATTCAGACAGAGATGAATTATCTCTTGACAGAGGAAATGACAGAATACCGCGATGAGACTGAACAAATGTTGTTTAAGCTCCCACTCGCTGGCTCTGCGTTCAAGAAAGTCTATTACGACCCAATCATGGAGCGTCCAGCTTCTATGTTTGTTCCAGCAGAAGACTTTGTGGCGTCTTACGGGGCGTCTGATCTAATGACATGCCCACGCTACACGCATGTAATGAAGAAAACGCCTAACGAAATTCTAGAGTTACAGGTAGCGGGCTTCTACAGAGAGGTTGATTTGCCTGTTCCAGAGGCAGACTTCTCTGATATACAAGATAAATATGACGAGCTTGATGGCGAGAGCGCCGTTATAGAAGACGATGATCGTCACACAATCCTTGAAGTACACGTTACTATGAACATGCCAGAGGAGTTCGACGACCCTGATGGGATCGCGCGTCCGTATGTTGTTACTATTGATAAGTCTTCTCGCGAAATTTTATCCATCAGAAGGAATTGGTACGAGGATGACCGTAAGAAAAAGAAACGAGCGCATTTCGTTCATTATAAATATTTGCCGGGACTGGGGTTCTACGGTACGGGGCTTATTCATCTCATTGGCGGTCTCGCCAAGTCTGCTACTTCAATACTTCGTCAGCTCATTGATGCTGGTACACTGTCAAATCTACCTGCTGGCCTTAAAGCTAGGGGTCTCCGTATTAAAGGCGACGACACCCCTCTTATGCCGGGTGAGTTCAGGGACGTGGATGTACCGGGTGGGGCTATCAGGGATTCGATTACGTTCATACCTTACAAAGAACCGTCGAGTGTTCTCTACTCGTTACTGGGAAATATTGTCGAAGAGGGAAGACGGATTGGCTCAGTTGCGGACATTCAAGTAGGTGATATGAACGCACAGGCACCTGTGGGTACAACGCTTGCTTTGATGGAGCGGTCCATGAAGGTGATGTCTGGGGTCCAAGCGCGTATGCACGCAGCTATGAAGAAAGAACTTCGCTTGCTGTCGAGTATTATCCGAGACTACATGCCAGCAGAATACGCCTACGAAATGGATGGTGACTTTAACCGACAGGAAGATTTTGATGCTCGTGTAGATGTCATCCCTGTATCTGATCCTAATGCTGCAACTATGTCCCAACGGATTATGCAATACCAAGCAGCCCTACAGCTTTCTCAGCAGGCTCCACAACTCTACGACTTAGGTAAGTTGCACAGGCAGATGCTAGAAGTTCTGGGGATTCAGGACGCTTCAGATATTATTAAGCTACCTGAAGACATTAAACCGTCTGACCCTGTTACAGAAAACATGATGATGCTGAAGCAAGAGCCTGTCAGAGCGTTTAAGTATCAGGATCACGAGGCACATATCACTGTACACATGGCTGCAATGCAAGACCCGAAAATGCGGGAGATGGTTGGTCAATCCCCCTTCGCCCAAGCTATAGGGCAAGCAATGGCAGCGCACATAACAGAACATGTTGCGTTTCAATACCGTCGTGAGATTGAGAAGATGCTTGGTGTTGAGATGCCAAACGAAGACCAGCCTTTACCAGAAGACGTAGAGATTCAGCTTTCTAGGCTCGCAAAAGACGCTTCAGAAAAATTGCTTCAGAAAGGTCAGATGGAAGAACAGCAGAAGCAAGCGGAACAACAGCAGCAAGACCCAGTTGTTCAGATGCAGCAAGCGGAGTTGCAGATAAAACAGAAAGAACTACAGCATAAGATTCAGATGGATACTGCTAAGTTACAGATTGATGCGGAGCGTATATCTGCTGAAAACCAACGAGAGGGCGCACGTTTAGGCGTTAGACTTGCCACCGATCTGGACAAATCCCAACGGGATGACCAGAAAGAAGGCGCAAAACTAGGTATAGAAGTAGCAAAGGAGCTTGCTAAGGGAGATGGAAGATAACATATTTACGCTGGTGGGTCGTAAACTAGATGGATACGAGGACGAACTAAAAACGTACCTCGCATCTGGTGCGGCTGATACCATGGAACTTTACAACCGTATGGTGGGTAGAATAGAAGCTTTAAGGTTTATTAGAGACGACATTAAAGAAATTGAGACGCGGTATATTGAAAGATAACATCTTTTGGTGTATCGTACACTTGGGAGAACTACGCAGGTAACTGCGCAGGGTATCTGTGAACCTTTAATCACTGCAAGGTATGAAATGTATACAGCAAATAAAAAGACCGAGGAGAAGGTAGCCTCTAAACTACCTAAGCCACGAGGATACAAAATCCTTATTGGTGTACCTGAGATGAGCGATAAGACTGATGGTGGGGTCATAATGCCGGACGGGATACGTTCCGCAGAAGAAACGGCATCAATCATTGGATTTGTTGTAGAGCTAGGCCCAGACGCCTATGCCGATGAGTCTAAATTTCCAAATGGACCGTACTGTAATGAGGGAGACTTTGTAATCTTTCGTTCGTATTCTGGCACTCGATTTAAAGTCCATGGAAAAGAATTTCGCTTAATCAATGACGATACTGTTGAAGCAGTTGTCGACGATCCACGGGGGTATACAAGAGCATGAACCAATTAACAGAAGAAACAGACTTTGGTGATGAAACAGTTGCAGAAGCAGTTGCCAATGCATCGGTAGTTGAACCTGACGACGACAGTGAATTTGAAATAGAAGTTGTCGATGACACACCAGAACCCGATAAAGGTAAGGCTCGTCGGGCAGAAGGATCAGAACCCGATGTCTCCGATGACGACGAAGTTGGGAAGTACAGCGAAGGCGTTCAAAAGAGAATCAAAAAGTTAAAGTTTGAATTTCACGAAGAACGACGTGCAAAGGAAGAAGCTGCGAGGCTCCAAGAAGAAGCACTTCGCTTTGCTCAGCAGACTAAAGCCGAAAACGATCAATTACGGAAAACCCTTTCCGAAGGCGAGGGCGTACTTGTCAATCAAGCTAAAGGGCGTGTCACTGCCGAGCTTGATAGGGCTAAGGCTGCGTTTAAAGTTGCTTATGAAGCAGGCGATCCTGATGCACTGCTCGACGCTCAAGAAAAACTTAATGCGTTGCAAGGCGAAAAAGTACGATACGATAGCTACAAGCCACAGCCACAACGTACCGCCCCAGATCCGGCTCCAGCTCCAGCTCCAGCTCCGCAAGCACCCCGTCCAGATGAACGTGCTATGAACTGGGCAAGCAAGAACGAATGGTTCGAGAAAGACCCTGAAATGACAGGGTACGCCTACGGACTACATGAAAAACTTGTTAAAAGTGGGATTGATCCACGGACAGAAGAGTACTACAAAGAAATAGACACTGCGGTTCGCCGTGTGTTTCCAGATAAGTTTGACGATGGTACTATCGAGGTATCTGCACCCCAACGTCAAGCGGGCAACGTAGTCGCCCCCGCCGCTCGTAGCGGAAAAAGACCACGCAAAGTGCAACTGTCCTCCACGCAGGTTTCTCTCGCCAAGAGACTTGGTCTGTCAAACGAACAATATGCGGCGCAATTGATGAAGGATATGAAATAATGTCGAACAGAAACTCACGCACTACAGACACTCGTGATTCGAGTGTACGCAAGGTGTCATGGCAGAGGCCAACAATGTTACCAGTCCCCGAACCCAAACCCGGTATTGAATATCGTTGGGTCCGCACAGCTACTCTTGGGAAAAATGATAACACGAATGTCTCTTCTAAATTTCGTGAGGGATGGACACCCGTTCGTGCAGAAGATCATCCAAACCTTCAAGTTGTGTCTGATATCGATTCTCGATTTACAGACAACATAGAGGTCGGTGGATTGCTGCTTTGTCAGAACTCTGTCGAAAACGTAGAAGCTAGACGTGAAGCACAGCTAGATCAGGCTCAAAACCAGATGCAGGCTGTAGACAATAGCTACTTGCGTAATTCAGACCCGCGTATGCCTGTACTAGACTCAGAACGGTCAACGCGATCATCATTTGGTAAGTAACTCGGAAGGGGAGCTTATCTAACTTAAATTAGGAGTAAGAGAGATGGCTTTAACAGCAGCTCCCTATGGCTTGAAGCCCGTCAAACGTGCGGACGGAATGCCATATGCTGGGGCAACGTCCCAGTTCTTGATCGACCCAGCAGGTGAGGCTACAAACCTTTTCTACGGGCAGGTCGTTATATTAGGTGCTGATGGGTATATTGCCCTTAGCACTGCAACAGGTGCTGACGTAGGCAACAATAACCTTGGCGGTGCCAATCTTGGCGCTATCGGTGTGTTTGTTGGTTGTGAGTATGTCAATTCATCAGGTCAGTTAGTTCAGGCACAATTCTACCCATCAGGTACATCTAATGGCGATGCTATCAAAGCATACGTTGTTGATGATCCAAATGTACTTTTCCAAGTACAAGCGGATGGTGCTATGGATCAGTCTGACATTGGAGCGAATACTTTCTTTGCAGCGGTCCAGTCTACTACTACGGGTTCCACTACTACAGGCAATTCAACTTCTGCGGTAGATGCAACAAGTCAAACCGCAGCGGCAGCTTTCCGTATTGTTTCCGCAGTATCCCCAATCAGTGATGCTTTCCCTGACTTGTTGGTTAAATTTAACCCAACAGCTCATAGCATGACTAACAACATAGGTATTTAAGGAGGTTAAATAATGGCTATTTCACGCGCCCAGCTCCTTAAAGAGCTATTGCCGGGTCTCAACGCTCTCTTCGGGCTTGAGTATGGCAAGTACGAAAACGAACATGCAGAAATCTATGAGACCGAGAACTCAGAGCGTAGTTTTGAGGAAGAGGTTAAATTATCAGGATTTGGCGCAGCCCCAGTGAAAGCTGAAGGTTCTGCTATTTCTTATGATAATGCTCAAGAGTCGTTCACAGCCCGTTACAACCATGAAACGGTTGGCATGGGTTTCTCCATCACTGAAGAAGCGATGGAAGATAACTTGTACGATTCATTGTCTGCACGTTACACAAAAGCCTTGGCTCGCGCCATGGCGTACACCAAGCAGGTTAAGGCCGCTTCGTTGTTGAACACAGGCTTCACCACCTTTAACTCAGGTGACGGCGCTACATTGTTCTCAACAGCACACGGTACTGTAGCTGGTGGTGTAAATCGTAACCGCCCAGCAGCTAATGCTGACTTGAACGAAACCTCGCTTGAGCAAGCGGTCATTGACATTGCTGCGTTCACTGATGAACGTGGATTGTTAATCGCTGCGCGTCCACGCAAGCTTATCGTTCCACCTGCGTTGATGTTTGTTGCAACTCGTTTGCTCCAGACTGACCTACGTGTAGGTACAGCGGATAACGACATTAATGCTCTTAGCAGCAATGGTTCGATCCCTGAAGGCTACCGTGTCAATCATTACCTGACTGACGCAGACGCCTTCTTCCTAACTACAGATGTTCCAAACGGCATGAAGCATTTCATCCGTACTGCTATGCAGACATCTATGGACGGTGATTTCGATACAGGTAACGTGCGCTACAAAGCGCGTGAGCGTTATTCTTTCGGCGTATCCGACCCACTAGGTATGTACGGTTCACCCGGCGTATAAGTTCAATTGAACTTTTAGAGGGGGGCTGCTTCGGTAGCCCCTTTCTTTTTAAAAAAACATGTGTATACTTTTGTTATCCCTGACAGCTACATGATGTGGCTGACACAACCCACGACAGGAGATCATCATGGGTACTACAACTTTTTCAGGACCAATTCGGTCAGGTACAATTAAAGATACAACAGGTACTGTCGTAGGCACTAACATTGCTAACGTCGGTCAAGTTGTTCTGCACCAACGTGCAGCTATAACTCAAGCTTTAACTATTGCCGCACAAACCCCTGCTACAACCATTATAATCCCTGCTTCCAGCATAATCCTAGCGATAAGATTATATGTTGCAACTGCTTGGACTGGCGCTGCCACAACAGGTGGTGTTGGATTTGATGACGGTGCAATCATAACCGCAGCAGCTCTTACCGCAGCAGGTGCCGTAGCAGGAGGTACTTTAGGTGTTATAAGTATCGGCAGTGGCGCAAACGCAGGGCGAGTAGCTAACTGGACTAACGTCGGTACAAATGACAAACGCATTCGCTTTTTAAGCACAAATACAGGAAATGGCGTAGGTATTCTTGAAGTCCAGTACGTGCAAGCAGCTAACGTCGCAGTACAACCGTAAGGGAGATTGACATGGCTGGTCAAGAAGTAAGAGCTTTTAACTTTGCAGCAAGCGACAATGCTGCACTTGTAGGCCCATCACGAGGTAGGTTGCAGGGGGTTCTAATAAACGCCGCTGCCGCCGCCGCGTTTACTATCCGTAGTGGTAGCGCCACGGGTGAAATTATACTCCAGCTAACATTACCTGTGGGGTGGAATGACGTGTACATACCAAATGATGGCATACTCGCTGCTAATGGTTGTTTTATCTCCGCCTTCACTGGCACGGGTAATACGATGACCCTACTCATAGAGTGAGTTATGGCTGAAAAGAAAAAAGGCACTATGAAAGGCCACACTATAAAAGGTGGTCATAAACGCCCTACTAAGTCTGGGGCGGGTATGACCAAGAAAGGTGTAGCTAAGTACAAGAAAGACAATCCTGGCTCTAAGTTAAAGACAGCCGTTACGGGTACAGTGAAGAAAGGTAGTGCAGCCGCCAAGCGGCGTAAGTCCTACTGCGCCCGGTCTGCTGGTCAGATGAAGAGCTTTCCGAAAGCAGCTAAAGACCCGAACTCTAGACTACGTCAAGCTAGGAAAAGGTGGAAGTGCTAATGAAGGTTGAAGGAGTTCTTGCTTTGCTTGAAAGGCATGAAGAAGAATCAAACAGACGGTTTGAGAATATAGAGAAACAACTTGCTCGCTTGGACATGCGTCTTTGGGGCATAGCTGCTTTAATTATTGCAGCTTCTATAGCTGATAGGTTTCTGTAATGGCGATGTCTCGATCTCAGATGGGCAGTCAACTTGTTGGCAATCGTGTCTCAACTGGTGACGATACCAAGGATTTAGATATTATTCGTTTTGGCAAAGGTGGCAAGACAAAGAAGAAATCTAAAAGCCGTGTCAACGAGGCAGGTAACTATACACAACCAACAAAGCGCAAGCAGATATTCAATCGAATAAAAGCAGGTGGTAAAGGCGGCGCACCGGGTCAATGGTCTGCTAGAAAAGCTCAGATGTTAGCCAAGGCGTATAAGAAAGCTGGAGGGGGATACAAATAGCAAATGTCAACCTTAGCAAAAAGCCAAAAAAGTCTTAAAAACTGGACTAAGCAGGAGTGGCAAACAAAGTCTGGTAAGCCGTCTACGCAGGGGAAAAAGGCTACAGGGGAGCGATACCTTCCTAAGAATGCTATCAAGAATTTGACGGCTAAAGAATACGCCGCTACTACGAAGAAGAAGCGCGAAGCGACTAAAAAAGGCCAGCAGGTTGCAAAGCAGCCAAAGAAGATTGCCAAGAAGACGGCGAAGTATAGGAAGTAGATCATGGCAGTAGTAACACCAGACCTACCAGAACTATTTGAGGAAGCATACGAACGTGCTGGCCTTGAGATGCGTTCTGGCTATGATTTAAAAACGGCTCGAAGGAGCCTTAACCTTTTAACATTGGAGTGGCAAAACCGTGGCCTTAATCTCTTCACTATCGAAGCTGGCACTTTACCCATTACGGCTGGCACAGAAACTTATTCGTTACCTTCGGACACTATTGACATCATCGAACACCAAATCCGAACAGGTACAGGTACAAATCAAACCGATACCGCCCTCTCAAGGTCGAGTGTCTCCACCTACGCCCAGCAAACTAACAAAAAAACGCAAGGTAGGCCGACCCAAATCTACGTCCAAAGGCTCCCGACCGAAACAAAAATAACCTTGTGGCCTGTCCCTGATGCGACAACGCCGTACACTTTATCGTACTTTAGGCTGAAAGGTATTGACGGCCTTTCATCAGGTATTGGTGGAAATGTATCTTCTGTCCCACCAAGGTTTGTCCCATGCCTCGTTGCCGGGATGGCGTATTACTTAGCCATGAAGCGAACAGAGGCTTCTAATAGAATCCCGCTTTTGAAGCAGGAGTATGAGTTCCAGTTCCAACTCGCGGCGGGCGAAGACGAAGAAACAGCCTCAATTCAGTTCGTACCTTTTGACACGTTTATGACGGGTGGCTAATGGCTTATTCAAGAGCAAGATACGCCTTCGGGTTTTGCGATAGGACAGGGTTTCGTTACCCTCTTAATGATCTTGTGCCTGAGTATAACAACGGAGTTAAGACTGGTTTCCTTGTTGGCAGGGACATTAAAGACCCAGATCAGCCTCAAAACTTTCTTGGGCGTTTAAAGATTAATGACCCTCAATCTTTGCGTAACCCACGACCAGATACTTCTTTGTTAGAAAGTAGAGCTTTATTCGGATTTAACCCTGTTGGTAATCCATCCACGTTCTTGGAGGGTTCTGTGGGCAGAGTTACGGTAACGGTTGGAGAGAGTCAAAGTGTGACTGGTTCTGCTGGCATTGGTCAGGTTGGTTCTGTTACAATTAATCCTAGTACAACAGTACCAAGTTTTGATAGTACTTCGACCACACTAGATTCTACAACAGATACTTTTGATGAGGGATAGGATATGACAAAGCAAAGTGTAGGTATAGGAAGTAGTGCAAATGATGGCGCAGGCGACACACTGCGCACTGGCGCTACAAAAATAAATGCAAACTTTACAGAAATTTACGCTGCCTTGGGCAACGGATCAACTCTTACTGATATTATAGACGGTAATGGCCTTATAAATGTAAGCTCTGGCGCAAATAAGATTGTATTCTACTATGCCAATTTAAGCGACTTACCCAGTGCTGGATCTTATCATGGCGCAGTGGCTCACGTTCATGCAACTGGAGGTTTGTACTTCGCGCATGGCGGTGCATGGGTTCGACTAAACGATGAAACAACTGGACCCGTCACAAAGTATACTGCTGGTACAAATGGATCATCTGCTTATACATTTACTGGCCCCGGTGCCACATCTGGAAACAACCCCAATTTTACTTTCTACAAAGGCCACACGTATCTTTTAAATAACACGGCTAATGTAAGTAGCCACCCCTTGCAGATCAGAACATCTAATGGTGGTTCTGCGTTTACAACAGGTGTTACAAATAACTACAACTCAACTAGTGGGCTGACACAGTTCATTGTTCCTCACGAACCAAGTGATACATCTTTAGTATATCAATGCACCAATCATAGCGGTATGGTTGGCAACATAACAATCGTCTAACACAACGTAGGAGACTAAAATGGCTATGAAGAAAAAAGGTTATGCAAAAGGCGGAGCGATGAAGAAGCCTGTTGCTATGAAAAAAGGTGGCGCAGCTAAGAAGATGGGCGGCGGCAAGATGAAGAAAAAAGGTATGGCTAAAGGCGGCAAGATGCCAATGGTCACCAAAGGAGGCACGAGTGTTCCAGCTTTTGCCGCTGATGGAAAAGGTAAAATGAAAAAAGGTGGTGCCGTTAAAAAGAAGGGCATGGCTAAAGGGGGCGTTATCAAAAAAGGTATGGGCGGCTCTATGAAGAAGAAGGGCATGGCTAAGGGTGGGGTTGCTCGCGGTAGCGGTGCAGCTAGACCGCAAAAATTTACTCGTAATGGATAAAGCTCAATTGAACTAATGGCATATTTACAAAGTAACATACCGCATTTTAAGTGTTGGGTTCGCCGTGAATACACTTGTAACCATGAGCGTTATCATGGCGAGTTCCTACATGCTATGGCTATTGCGGTCACAACTATGCCTAACAGGTGTCTCAGTTTTCAGTTAATCTTTACTGGGTCTGAGGCAGACGAAGAGGGCCAGGACAACGTACACGGTGGAGCTATGTGGGCTAGGATGCCTATAACAGCCCTAGTAGCCGATGAGCCGCTCTCTGAGTGGCCTTCTCCTATGGCGGTACACGATGCACAGCCTTGGGACTGTCCCTCACATACACACGCCGTATACAAGCTTGATAGGGCGACGCCATGTCCTTGGATGGCTAAGATAGGTGGCGATATGTTTGCCGCAAACTATCTGTTTACTGTGGACTACACCGACACTGATGTTGCAGATGACCCTGCACAACACAAGCAGGCGCATGTCCTACAGCTTCTTGATGCTGGAGATTGGACAGGTAACATAGTGGCACTTCCCAATAATAGGGTACGTGTTACACATCCAGCTTGGTTTGAAACAGGATCAGGCGCACCAGACTTTAAACCATCTCAACATATTCACTATTCAAAATCTGATTTAGACTATACTCTAGATGTGAATCGTATCTTCGATAATCTTTATAGTGAGGATGAGGAATGAACTATACAGAGTTAACTAACGCTATAAAGACCTACACAGAGAATGATGAGACAGCTTTTGTTGCTGAAATTCCTACGTTTGTCCGTCAGACTGAAGAGAAGATACATCGTAGTGTGTTAATCCCTGAGCTTCGCAAGAATGTTACAGCTAATGTAACACAAAGTGTTAGGTTCGTAGCGAGGCCGTCAGACTTCTTGGCACCATTTTCTATGGCAGTCATAGATAGTTCTGGGGATTATCACTTCCTTCTTAACAAGGATGTTAACTTCGTCAGAGAAGCTTACCCTTCTAAGTCTAGTTATGCGCAGCCTAAATACTACGCTGAGTTTGATGGAGACTTCACGGCAACAAACTCTTCGGGTAACTTTATACTAGGTCCAACCCCAGATGCTGCCTATGAAGTTCAATTGCACTATTACTATGATCCACCTTCTATAGTTACTTCAGCCACATCTTGGCTGGGTGATAACGCCGAGGTTGCTTTGCTGTATGGGTCTCTTGTAGAAGCCTATATATTTATGAAGGGCGATGCTGATTTGCTCGCTCAATATGAAGCCAAGTATCAAGAAGCGTTGAAACGCCTTACTATTCTTGGGGAAGGTAGACTAAAGAGAGACAGCTATCGTAGTGAACCAAGGTTGGAGATGTAGATGTTTGAACTTAAAATAGATGTTCCAAGAGACACGCCGCTGGTAGGAGTTGAAACAACTCATAACCGTGGTTTCACCCCAGAAGAACTTTCGATAGATTGCGTAAATCAGTTAATAAGTGTTTCTGACACAGCACACCCTGCTATACGAGACCAAGCGAAAGCTTTTAGAACACAAATGGAACGCACTGTAGCCTATTATATGCGACAATCTATTCGCAGTGACCGTACAACTGTGTATAACGCCCTTATAGATGCAGGGCATCCACAACTTGCTGAACTTATAAGGAGACTTTAAAATGGCTTTCAACGGAAACTTCATGTGTACTACTTTCAAGAAAGAACTTCTTGAGGGCGGGCATAATTTTGTAAACAGTGGGGGCGACACATTTAAGCTAGCTCTCTATACTAATAGTGCTACCTTTAACGCTGCGACTGCGAATTATACTACTGGCAACGAAGTCAGTAACTCTGGTTCGTATTCTGCTGGCGGAGGTAATCTTACACGAGTTAACCCAACTGTCGGTGGAACCACGGCTTTCACTGATTTCGTTGACTTGACGTTTACTTCAGCCACCATCACGGCTCGTGGCGCGTTAATTTATAACAGCACTGAAGGTACTGGTTCAAACACTACAAACACTGTGGTTGTTTTAGACTTCGGTGCGGACAAAGCTTCTACTAACGGCGACTTCAAGATTGTTATGCCAGCGGCAGATGCTTCTAACGCTCTTATACGGATTGCTTAAATATGGCTGATGCAGTCGTTGTCTTTGCGGGCTGGAACTCCTCCACACAGGCTTGGGGTGCTGGTACGTGGGGCAACGATGTAGCATTTAGTGCTTCCGCTACGGGAGCGGTAGGTAGTGTAACTATTTCAGGCGCTTCCAGTGTACCCTCAATAACGGGTGTGGCTGGAACGGGTCAAGTTGGTTCTGCTTCCACAGTAGTTGGGGCAGGGGTAAATGTAAGCGTTACAGGCATAGCCGCAACTGGTGGGGTTGGATCAACTACGGTCCAAGGAAACTCTTCTTTCACGGTCACAGGTATTGCATCTACGGGTGGAATTGGTCAGATCACAGCGGTCACAGATCAGACTATTCCTGTAGTGCCTTCTGGGTTAAGCTCGACAGCGTTGGTTAATGCTGCTACAATTGTCTGCGAATGCGATGCTAATGTAAGTGTAACAGGAGTCTCGGCTATTGGAGGAACATCTTCAGTGCTTTTGTGGAGCAAAATAATACCAACAGAAAACACAATTTGGACCGAGATAGCGGCGTAAGGAAACAAGATGGCAAGTTCATATAACGGTAGTGGTATAGAAAAAATTGCAACGGGCGAACAGTCCGGAGCTTGGGGTAATACTACAAACACCAACCTAGACATAATTGATCGATTGGTAAACGGTGTAGGAGCGTTAACTCTATCTGGCACAACTACCACTTTGACAACTTCGGACGGAAGTTTGTCGGACGGTATGTTTAAGGTACTTGTTCTAGGCGGCTCTCCTTCTGGTACGAATACAATTACAGTCGCGCCCAACGATGGCGATCACATCTACTTTGTTAGAAACGCTACAAACCAGACGACAATCTTTAAACAAGGGTCTGGCGCAACTGTTAGCGTAGCGGCTGGTGACAACAAGATAATCTTCTGTGA